TGCATGGTACTTAATCTTTAATACAGATAAGAATACGCTAATCCTAGCAAATAAGTCAGATACTACAAAAGAAATTATTGATAAGACTAAGGTTGTTGTTGAGAACTTACCCTTCTTTATGAAGCCGGGTATTATCAAGTATGATGTAATGAATGTGCGATGTGACAACGGTTGTCGCCTGGCCGGTCAATCAACTACAGCAAAAGCAGGTATTGGTTTTACTATTCATAATCTGTTTCTAGATGAGTTTGCACATATCCATCCAGCGATTGTCGATGCGTTCTATGAAAACGTTTATCCAACACTGTCAGCATCTAAAGTATCTAGGATCACAATTACTTCAACACCAAATGGTTTTAATAAATTCTATCAGATCTATGCAGCTGCGGAACGAAATGAGAATGAATACCACCCGATGCGAATTGACTGGTGGGAACACCCAGATCGAGACGACGCATGGTATAATAGAGAGCTTGCGAATTTAGGTTCTATCGAAGCTTTTAACAGACAATATGGAAATGAATTTGTAAGCTCTTCTAATCTGCTTTTAGACCCAGTTGATCTAAAGAAGATGCGCAAGTCAAAGACAAAGTATACGAGTAGAGAACTAGATCAATTTGAAGATATTAGCATTGACGTGGAAGGCTTCTTAGAATTCCACCCAGATTTTGACGTTGAAGAGTGTAGAACTGAAGATCGTTACTGGCTCTTTACTGTAGATATTGCTGAAGGTAACGGTGGTGACTTCTCGGTAATTAATATCTTTGAGATTCAACCGATGACCACCAAAGAGATTAATCTGGTGAATAATCCAGGCGCGATGTATGACTTTTTTAAACTAGAGCAGGTTGGTCGTTTTAGAAGTAATGAACATGTGATTGAAGACTTTGCAAAGATACTTTATACTTTAGCAGTTGAAGTCTTCTACAACGAAAACGTGAAGATGATTGTGGAATACAATACTTATGGTACAGTCTTATTCAAATACCTATCAACTGTATTTCCACAAAGAAATGACTTTGACGATGAGATGATTGTAAGATTTAAACACAGACATGATTCTAGAACTCTTAAACCAGGTATTAAATTAAAAGCAGATAATAAAGCAATATTCTGTCAGAACTTTGCAAAATTATATAAGAACAATAGAATAAATATAACAGACGAAGAAACAGTACAAGAAGCTAGTCTTTTTGGTAAAGGTAGAAGTGGTGGTTATGCAGCTCAAATGGGCCATGACGATATTATCATTACTGCCATTACAGCGACTGAGTTTTTAAATACAACTGACTATGCAGACTACATTGAAGAACTACTTGACGTGATTGATGACAGTCTACATACAGAAATGGAAAGAGTACTTTATAAAGACAATGACGTACAAGGAGATTTACAATTCGATATTTACGATCTACTGAAGTAAAAAACGTGAGTAGCACAGATATATAAACAAAGAATCTAAAAAAAAAGAACAAATAACAATGGCATTAAGTCCTCAATTACAACAGTTCAAGAGCTCAGGCGTATATCGTCTAGAGTTCGACAAATCACAGACGGTTAATATTCCTTCTGAGACTATCAGACTAGTTGTGGGTCGTTCTAAAAAAGGACCTTACAACACACCAGTCTTAATCGAAGATACTGAACAGTTCGTTCAAGTATTTGGCGGTATTGACAAGTCTTTAGAAAGAAATGGAATGTTCTTCCACAGATCAGCGCTTGAAGCTCTTTCAAGAGGCCCGATCTTGGCAATGAACCTAACTGCAAAAGACGAAAACGATCTAATCAACGGCGTTTCACCAGTAACTGCAGGTGGCGATCAAGGTCTAACTGCTGCAACTCTAACTGATGAGTTTAGCAAGGCTTTCGATACCGGTAAGTTCTGGGCACCAGATGATGAAAAAGTACTAGCACTAGCTGGTAACACAACAGCATCTTCAACAAACGCTCTTACTTTCGTAAACATTAAGCAAACTCCAATCACAATCATCGTTAGACAAGCTGCAAACACAGACGGTTTTAACGTAACAGCAAGAGAGTGGTACGGAGAAGGTGAAGTACCAGAAGGTGTAGATCCACTAGAATACGTATCAGACTATATGATCGACGTATTAGTATTCAAAGGTAAGTTTGATTCAACAGAATTAAACAACGATCCAGTTTACGGTGCAATGTTTACTAGCGATGGTCTTAGAAAAGATCTTCTATCTAACTTCACAGCACTGAGAGAAGTTGAGTTAATAGCTCAATACACTGGTTCAATGATTCCAGAATTCTTAGACAACGAAGGTCGTCAGCTTTACATCGAGACCCTAATCAATAGAGAGGCTAGAAGAACTGGTCTTTTCTGTGCGGTTAATGAAGATGCAATTGCAGCAATAGACATGGTTGGTGTAGACTTTAACATCTACCAAGACTACGAACTACTTTCACACTTAGTAGTACAAGAAGACGTAAATAACGGTATTGTATTAGAAGGTGGCGGACTTCCTGATGGTAGAATTGTTGAAATCAATCCAGCAGGTGATATGATTATCTACGGTATTACTAAAGCACAACTTGCATTAATCGGTGTAGAAGCAGGAGAATGGTTATACTCAGAAATTGCAGGTGAATATGTACAGATTGACGGAGTTGAAGATAACGGTGGCTCTGATTCTACTCTAATAATCGCAGGTAGTGATGCTCCAAGCAAGTCTATCTACGAAAACTTTAGCGCTGTAAGCATTCCAGCTGCATTTAACTCAGCTGTATTAAGTGTTAACAACGCCGGTGAGTTGGAAATAACAGCAGCTGGTGTATCAGCATCTTGGACTGCAGGCGGTGTAAACGGTACTACATTCTTACCTTCAGAAAATTCAGGTGAGTACGTTAAGATTGCTAACATCGATACTTCAGATCCTAATAAGGTTGTTATTTCACCAGACGGTAACGACGGCTTCTCAGCTTCAGTATACTCTGGACAGACTGCAGTTGCATTAACATCTTACTCAAGAGCTGTAACTGGTGATACTCTTAACAATCCGTTTAACGTAGTAACAATCGGTGCAAACGCAAGAACAGCTGAATTCCCAACTGGATGGTCTTTCTTAGATAAAGGAGCAGGTATCTTCACGATGTCTAAACTAGTTGTAGCAGGCGGTGCTGAACCAGCATTTAACCCGAACTATAACCCATTAGATCCAGATAGCGAGATGATGCACATCAAAGTTGGTATGTACTTACCAACAAATGCAGATCAAGGCGATTTGGCTAGAATCAAGCAAATTAAGAAGTTAACACCAACAGTTGACGGCAACGGAGATACAACTTACACATTTGAGTTTATCTGCCATAGAAACATGTCAGTTGAGCCAGAGTATGCTCTTAGATCATACGAAGAAGCAACTGAAGTTTACAAGATGTTCCCGATCGAAGGTGCAACTCAAACTGATAAGACAATTGCAGAGCTTTTAACAATGTTAAAGCCAGGTAACGGTCTTTCTAATACTCTTATCGACAAAGACGCAATCGACTTCAGATATGTTGTTGATACATTCGGTTCATTAGAAGCTGGTGGTATCTTAAACAAAGAAGAAATTGCTCAACTTTGTAAAGAGAGACAAAATGCAAGTGCAATCCTAAACGCGCCGATGGTTAAAGAACTTAAAAACTCTGAAAACCCATCGTTCATGAACGAGATCACTGGTGAATTTGAAACAAGATACGTTGGAACAAGTGGTAACTTAAATCTTAACCCAACCGCTCTATACACTCTACCTTCACTTAACGAGGGTGCAAACTTTGCATTCTACTACGGTCCAGGTCTAAATGTACTAGAGAATGGAAGAACTAAAGTAATTCCACCAGCAGCATACGTATCAAACAACTACATCGACAAGTATTCTGACGCTCTACCATGGTCAATCGTGGCAGGTCCAAGAAGAGGTGTTGTAGGTGGTACTGGCGTACAAGGTGTTGAATTTGCGTTCGACAAGAATGACAGAGACGTACTTGAGCCATTTGGTTACAACCCAATTGTATTCGAAAGAGGAGTTGGTATTGTAATTAAAGGTAACAAGACTGCTCAACAGTCAATCCAGTCAGCTCTTTCATCAGCTCACGTAAGAGAGGCAATGATCTACATCGAAGATGGTCTAGCTGCAATCTTACAAAACTACTTGTTCGAATTCAATAACGCACAAACAAGATTAGAGATCCAAACTCTAGCTGACAACTTCATGGAGTCAGTTAAGAAAGACGGTGGTGTTTATGACTATAGAAACATTATGGACACAACAAATAACACTAACGAAGTAATCGATAACAACATGGGTATCTTAGATACATACGTTGAACCGGTTAAAGGTCTTGAAATTCTTGTATCACGTGTTACTATTTTGAACACTGGTGAAATCGCAACAGGAAACTTTGCATAAGAAACTAAAGATATATAAAATAAAAGAAAGATAAAAATGGCTTTACCACATTATTCAGAAGACCAAACCAGCAAGAAAGGTAAGCAGTTCGAACCAGTACAGGCTAACCTGTTTGAGGTAACTATTTTACCTCCAGCAAACGTATCGGGTCAATCACTGTTATTACAACACATAAACTCAATCTCGGGTTTGGAACAACTTCATAGAGAAGTTGCGGCAGTCGAGCAGAAGTATAAGTTCTCAACTAGATCTTATGCAGGTATGCCTGACAGTACTGCGATTGACGTAACAGTTAACTTTACGTTAAACCTAAATGATTCAAATCAAGCTTACTTGTATAAGACCATGAGACAATGGTACAGAAATGCATACAACCCAGAAACTGGTGAAATGGGCTTGAAAAAGAATTATGTTGGTACTATCGTAATTGTTCAATTCAACAGAGAAGGTGACATCTTCAGAAAAGTAACACTTGATGATTGTTTCATTACATCAGGTCTAGGTTTCACTGGAGAATTAAGCTACGAGACAACTGATCCACAAACTCTTGAAGTTACATGGAGAAGTGACGTATACGCTGAAGAATTAAACTAATAAGTATTTAGAATACATAAGGAGAGAGGCCTTAAAAAGCCTCTCTCTTTTTTTAAACTTGAAACATATTACAATACCAACATAATATACTATGAACAACCATAAACTGACAAAGAAGTTGCAAGTACTTTTGACAGAGGATGAGGTTAATCAGGTCAATAGGATTATATTGAATGATGCATTAGAAAAGGAGGAAAGACCAGTTTCTATCAGTGCGTTTATACGTGTATTAATCCAACAAGAACTGAGTAAACGTTCAGCCGAAGAAAAAACAACTATAAAAAGAGACCTTAAAAACTTAAAAGATAAGTAACATGAAAGACAACAACAATATGAATCAAGAAGATCTAGCAAAACAGTTAGATGCTAAAGACCAAGGTGTTAACACCAACGTGTATCAAGATCAAAATGCAAATGCTGAGGTAGATGCTATGGAAGCTGCTGTAGAAAAACAGGGTTTAGGCTCTGTAAGCATGGCAAACTTTGGACCAGCCGTTCCTGAGAAATCAGATAATCTATTAGGCTGGCATGAATTACCATTAGACAGTTTACCATCTAGAGGTAGATTCTATCCAGAAGGAACAACTATCCAGATTAGATCTGCAAAAGTAGCTGAGATTAGACACTTCTCAACAATGGATGAAAACAATCTACTAGATATTGATGAGAAGCTTAATGCAATCGTAGAATCTTGTACAAGAGTTACTAATGAAAAGTCTAGAACTTCATTTAAAGATTTATGTGAAGAAGATAGATTTATCTTAATCCTAGCAATCAGAGATTTAACATTCCCAGAACCAGAAAACAGCCTCAAAGTTGACTGGTCTAATAGGAGAGGAACTAAACATGAGATTGAGATTAAGAGAGAATACTTTGAGTATTTCGATATTCCAGCTGAGCTTGAGAAATATTACAGCGCTGAACACAAAGCATTTATCATCAGAACTAAATCATATGGTGAAATTATGATGAGACCACCTTCAATTGGTGTAATGTCAGAAATCACAAAATACATTAAAGATCGTAGAGATAAAGAGCAAGAAATAGATCAGTCACTTCTACAAATTGCACCTTTCGTCGCTACAGATTGGAGAACATTCAATCAGAAAAGACTTTGGGAGCTTGAAGTTGAAATGAACGGATGGGATAACAAGAAATATTTATTACTATATAAGTTGGCAGAGCAAATGAAAATAGGAATACAACCAGAGATGAAAGTCATGGTAGAGGACGAGGAGGCCTCTATTCCTATCAACTTTCGTGACGGCATCAAATCTCTTTTCATTGTTCAAGATCTCTCTCAAGAACTTCTTTAAAGTTAGGTTTTATGTGTATAAACATCTCCATATACAGCCATCAGAGCTTAACGAGATGGAATACTATGAATACCATTACATTGTCAAAGATTTAATTGACGACTTAAAGAAAGAGAACGAGGCGAACAAGAGCCAAAACGAAGCAGCAAGCGGAGCTGCAAGCGGAATGAAGGTACCTAATATCAAGGTACCTAATATCAAAGTTCCGAAAATGTAAACTAAAGAATAAGGGGACCCTGCGTCTCCTTATTTTTTTGTGTGATATATACAATAAATTATAATTTCCAGCATGAAGAAGATTAAAGGCTATAACCGGTTCTTAAATGAGGCTATGATTAACGAGTTCGTAGACCCTATTACACTAGCATTTGCTATTGCAGGTATAGGTATTGCTTTCGGTCCACAGATCAAAAATGCTTACATGAATAGAAAGATCTCAAAGGCCAATCTTAAAGAACTAGAAAAGCTTAAGAAGAAGGCAGAGGCTAAAGTTAAAAAGCTGGAAAGACAGGGTCTAGATCACCATGCAGCTGAAGCTCAAGAAAAAGTTGACCAGATTCAAGCTCAGATAGAAAGTCTAATAGATAAGAGAGAAGCTGATGATCGAACTATATCTGACTTTGAGAAAGATTCAAGAACAAGAAAGGATCTAGAGCAAGAATTAGCATCTATGGACAACGATGAGCTAGCTAAAATATTGCAAGCTGCTAAGAAAGAAGCTAAAAGATCTGTATAATTTTTTAAACACTAGATGGCAAAGCAAAATACTGATAAGATACTTATTGGCCATGCAATAAACACTAATTCTTTACTATCGAAGATTGAGTATATTGCTGCTGAGACTAAGGAGTCAATGACTAGGATTGAGGAAATCTCAAAGACTAGTCTTTCCGTTACTTCTGGTCTAGCCGCTAGTATAGCAGAAAATACAGCAGTACTTAAAGACATTAAAGACGTTCTTATGAAAAAGACCGTCGACGAAGGAGCCAAACTAAAGACTGGTATTACTATTGAAAAGATGCTAGGTCTTGGTGGCTTAATTGCAGTGGTCGGCTTTGGTGTATTCACATTATCACAGGCATTCCAAGCAACGCGCGGTGTTTCTGTAAAAGACATAGCCATGGGTACTCTAATCATGGCAGGTTTAGTACCTATGATGAAAGCGATTGAGCCTTTATTAAACGGTGAATCAGGTGACGGTCTTTTTCGATCGACACAGAAACTTTTAATTTTTACAGCAGGTATTATGGCCATGGTAACCATGGTGGTTGCAACATCATATGCACTTGCAGGTATGGCTGCTCCAGATGGTTCTAAACTTTTAACATTTATAGCAATCTCTGCAGCACTCTATATACAAGGTCAAATTTTTATTCAATTAATTAATGCATGGGAGTTCTCGGGTTTAATGAATAAGTTCTTGAATGCTAACAACACTAATGAGATCATGCAGGCAATGGTAGTTATGTCATTAAATACTATCATTATTGCAGGAGCATTAAGTATGATGCCCGATGTTAGCCCTAAAACTGCAGCATCATTTGTAATTGCATCTGCAGCAATGATACCACTTGCTGGAGCACTTTTTGTTGTTAGATTTGCGTTACCGATGTTAAATAAGATTGGCCCAAAACAGGTTGCTCTATTAGGGGCTACAATGGCCGCCATGGCACTTGCTTTAATTCCAGTTGGATTAGCAGCACGTGCGCTTGCTGCGATTAATGTAACTGACGCTGACGTTGCCAAGGTTGAAGGTCTAATTAAAATATTAATTCCAATTGCTGCTCTTGTAGGGTTTATGACGGCACTCGCTAATTTAGGTAAAGAGTCCCTAATTAGTTTGAGAGGTCCAAAAGACGATAGTGTAAGTTT